TTATTTTTTATAATTTTATTTTTTATAATTTTATTTTTTATAATTTTTATTTTTTATAATTTTATTTTTTATAATTTTTATTTTTATTTGTTATAATTTTATTTTTAAGAAAAATAAAAATTATAACAAAAGTATATTTTAAATTATTGTGTGAATAATATATAAAATGTTGTCAGAAAAAAAAGCTTCTAACAATGGAAATAATGAAGACTATTTGAGTGGATTGTCAAAATCTTTTTCAAACATGTATGATGATTTTCAAAGTAATAAACAGGTGAATTCAATTCAAGAACAAGTGAACAATTTAGCAAAAAGTACAACTGATATTTTAGAAGATACATTTAATTTAAATCCGGATCCTTTTGCGAATCCAAATCCTGAACCTTTTGTGCAGCAAAATATTCCAAATATATTATCTCCCCGTGTATCTCAGGGGTTACCACAAGAATTAACTTCGGCCTTGCCACAAGGGTTATCATCGGGGTTGTCTCGAGGTTTGCCTGAATTATCAAATAAATCTCAAAATATTTCATTAGCATCAGCATCAAAATCATTTATGGACATGGTTGAAGAACCAGTAAAATTATTTTCTGGCGTTTTTTCTTCAGAAAGTGCAAAATCTACATCGCAAAATGAAATATTTAAGGCATCTGAATCTTCAATATTAGAAACAATTATCACTACTATATTATTAGTTGTTTTTCTCATATTAATTGGAATTTATGCTATACAATATTTTTACAAAATTGATATTGTTGCTAAAATAAAAAATATATTCACAAATCATCCCGAAGTTGAAATTAAGGTAGAAAAAGAAAAAGAAAATGAACCCGAAAAAAAAGATGCCATTGATAATGATGTCTCACAAATATTAAGAAAACCACAAGTATTTAATATTCCTGAAAATAATTTTATATATGGCGACGCACAATCAGTTTGTAAAGCATATGGAGCAAGATTAGCAACATATCCAGAAGTCGAAGAAGCTTATAATAAAGGTGCTGAATGGTGTAATTATGGCTGGTCGGAAGGGCAAATGGCATTATTTCCAACTCAACAAAAAACATTTGAAGAATTACAAAAAATAGAAGGACACGAAAATGATTGCGGAAGGCCTGGAATAAATGGAGGATTCATTGATAATCCGAAATTAAAATATGGGGTTAATTGTTATGGATATAAACCAAGAATTAATAAAATAGAAAAAGAAATGATGGAAACATCAAGTATATATCCAAAAAATGAAAAAGATATTGCCATAGATAAACGTGTTGAATATTGGAAGGAACGATTATCAGAAATAATAGTTTCACCATTTAATAATAATAAATGGAGTAAAACATAATTATTTGTATCTTGTCTTTATTTTTGATAAATTACTCTTTAAATTAAGAAAAATATAATTAATTTTTAATTTAAAGAACTTGCATTTTAAAAGTGAATATCTTCTTCAATCGCATTTATTGATATTTTTTTTCTTGTTTTATTATTTGTTTTATTGAGTGTTTTATTTCTATTAGTTTGATTTGTTTTAGGTTGATTCATTTTAGTTTTATTTTTTTTATCATTGACATTTTCTACAATTTTTTTAGTTATATCTTTTGGAAATTTTACATTTTTAAAATATATTTCTTCTTCCTCTTCCTCTTGTTCTTGTTCTTGCTCTTGCTTTTTAAGTTTGGAAGGCTTCGGTTTAAAATATATTTCTTCTTCCTCTTCCTCTTGTTCTTGTTCTTGTTCTTGCTCTTGCTCTTGTTCTTGCTCTTCAAGTTTGGAAGGCTTCGGTTTAAAATATATTTCTTCTTGCTCTTCCTCTTCATCTTCTTCATGTTCCTCTTTTTGGTCTTGTTTTTCTTTGGGTTTAAAAAAGGTTTCTTCTTCTTCTGTATCGCTCAATTCTACTTTTTTAGGTTTTCTAGTGAATTGAAGTTCTTCTTCTGAATCTGATTTTGAAATTCCTAAATCTTGCATTCTTTTTAAATATTCACCCGGTTCGTAAGATATGCCATAATTTTCATCTTTATCGCGACTTTTACGAAGTATGTCTTTCTCCAATAATTCATCAAATGGCCTTTTTCCTGGTTTCTTTTTTTTATATTTTGTTTTATTATCTTTGTCATAAATTTCTTGCAAATATTTATTTATTGTTATTTTATTTTCAATCGCATCATTTAATTTTTCAGACGATTTTATAATATCCAAATCTATTTTTTCACTATTTGACTCATTTAATATTAATTTGTATGTTGGATAAACTCCTCTTTTTCTTTGAAATGAAGCTGGAATTATAATTACTACCATTTTAGATGTATCATCAGAATAATAGGCTGCAAATTCTCTTTTGTTAAATCTAGTTTCAGCAATAAATTTTATTGAAATAAATAAGGTTGAAATTTCCAAATCTGTAAGCAAAATCCATAAATCAAAATTTGTCGGAATAAATCCTTCACTCATGATCAATTCACGAAATGTCATTGTTTTATCTTGCAATTGTGTTGTATCAATTTGCCCTTCTTCATTTAAAATGCTAATTAACCCGATTGTTTGTGTTTTATTTTGTTGATTTTGTGTGTAATAGTTATATCTTTCAAGCAATAACTCTTTTATTTCCGATATTGTCATAGTTTCACCTTTCATTTTTTTTAACAAATTTATTATTAAATATAATCCACAATTGTGACTTCCAGAATATATAATTTCTTTGTAATTTTGTGGGAACATGCTTCGTGGATATTTGTTATATATATTTGTTGGTTCTGAAATTTCATATTTTTTATTATAATCGGGATTTAGAGTGTCATCCAATATTTCTTTATTTGAGTAAGTACTATATGTTATCAATGGGTTTGACGTATCATATGTTTTACCCATTTTATATTTATTGATACCCATTGATTTTAATTCTCTAAAATATTCTTGTGTTATCATATTTTCTAATAAAATAATTTCATTAGAATTTATTTTATATTTAATTTTCATAAATGATAAAAATGAATTAGGTTTAAAAATAAAAGATGAAATGCGATTGTATCTTATTAATTCATCTGCTATTTTTCCAAAATATATAATTTCATTATCTTTATTTGTTACCAAATTATTTTTAGGTAAAATTAATCCACATTTTTCATTATTCATTACAGCACATAAATTTACATTTTTACTACATTTAGTCACATCATCATTCACACAATTTGTTAATTTATCTATTTTAATATTATCAACATCATACCCATCTTCTTCAGATAAAAAAGTAATATATTCATCAGTTAATTGACGCAACAATTCTTGAACTGTTTTTAATTTATCTAAATAAGATTTCATTTTATCATTACATTCATTCGCAATTAATCTTCTTTGATTTAAATTTTTATAATCATTTAACAAAATTCTTATAACATTTCTAAAAATATTATAATAATTAGTTTCCAATTCAATTCGTTTCACAAATTTAGCCCTAGTTCCATCACCCGAGGTTGCCATTAATGTATCTGAATCGACTTCATATGTTGAATTATATTCAATATCAATCACATTTATTTGTTTAGTTTCTTGTTTTATAATTGGTTCTCTTATTGGTATAAATTGATTTGTATCTGTTAAAAATCCACTAATTACACCATCTTCAACTACACGACAAAATCCATTTATTTCATCATCCTGACAAGATATGGGCATTGACGAATTTTTATCATTTACATCATAATATGTCTGTAAAAAAACAAATGTTGTTTCATAATCTTGTGCCCATGAAATATCATCCATATAAGAAAACTCATAATCACATTTATTATTTTCAACACACTCAGGTTCTTCATCTTCTTTTGTCAGTGATGTTAATGCTGATGGGTAGCAAGGTAAGTAGCCTTCAATTGATAAATCGTTATTATATGCCACAACACCAATAACTTTTCCTTCATAATTTAAAATTTGTTTTTTTATTGTATAATCCATATTTTTTAATTTTTTAATCAAATCATCCAATAAGATTGGCTGTTTAAAGTTATATTTACTTTTTGGATAAACAGATACGGGAACACATTTGTCTTTTAACACAGGTTTTATAATTTTTGCAAATACAGATCTTAATGTTTTTGTTAATTTTCTATCATATTCGCTAAAATATTTTGTTATTTCCAGTTTGCGCTGGGTTTGTTCATATAAATATACTGGTTCAAATATATTTTCATTTTTTATAATAATTATTGTTTTTTTTCTAGAATTATACATATGAGTTTGGTAATGATTTGTCGGACAAATCATCTCGATATTGCTTGTCATATCCACATTTACAACATTTAAAATGATCATGTTTATTCCATAACGCATCAGACGTTTATTTGGCATACACACAATATCCCACAAATATGTATAATCTATGTGTGAATTTTTATTTCTTAAAAAAATTTTAAAATTTTCCAAAGAATTTACTACTTTATTAAAAAAATCTTTTATTTTTATTTTGTAATCAATTGCTGGAAGTGAGCTATTCTCACTCACAACTTCAATTGGAATTGTTGGAGATTCATCATTTTTAAATGATCTTTTATATAACTTAGATTTATAATGCTGTTGTTTAGCATTTTCATCGACTTCGACCTCTGATGAATAAAATATATTTACTAAATCACCATTTTGATATTTTATATAATCATCAATTTTTATGGATTTTATTATAATTTCAACCATTTGTCTTACTCTTGGAACTTCTGTTTTTTCACTTTTGGGAAAATATTTTGTTATCAATGGCTCATTTTTTTTTGTTTTAATATTATAATATTTCTTTTTATAAAATAAATAATTTGCTATACAAGCTATAAATGATTTCTTTTCACTATATTCAATTCCAGTTCTTAATAAACATTTTTTATTTGGTTTAAGATTATTTTTTTCAATACATTCAGAATTTACTTCATGTAAAAACCTTTGAGCAACATCAGGCAGTAATCCACGACGATATTCCGGCAATTTAGTTCCATAACTACTCCCATCTTTTATATATTTGTCATCTTTATCTCTAACAGACTGAATTATTAATTCATCTTGTCTTTTTCTTTCAATTATTGTCATATTTTCACTCAATGCCGTTTTTGAATCAATACTACACTCTTTTCTTTTATTCAATGCAGAACTTAAAATATCAAAACAACATGGAACACATAATTCTTTTTCTTTTCCATTTTTATCAATATATTTTCTTTTTTGAGAATGAAATCCTGGATATTGTTTTTTATTTTTTTGATTGATAAACTCGTAAACAAATCTATCTTTTGGAACAGTTTTACTGTCAGCAGGAATAATAGCATCTTCAACACGACTTACTTTTGGACCACATTTTCCAGCCAATATATCTTTTTCTGTAATCATTTTATTTGTTTTTAAGCACCAAAATCGTGGACACATATAATAAAATGTTTTGCTTTCATCGGTTGGATCGCTAGAATATTTCATAAAATCATTTTCTTCATTTAAATCTTCACCATATTCTTTAATTATTGAATCTTTTTCTTTTTTTGTTAATATTATAGGCTGACGTCTTACAGTACTTGTCATGTTGCAACTTCTAGTATAATCAAAACTATCTAACGTTGATTTTCCAAAAATTTCTTTAGCTTTGTTTTTTAATTGTTCTGTAAAATAATTTGGCCCTACAAGTTTCATTCCTGTTGGATCTATAATGTTCATTTGAACTTCATCTCCTTCATCACCTTCATCACCTTCATCTCCTTCATCTCCTTCTTCATCACCTTCATCACCTTCATCTCCTTCTTCATCTCCTTCCAATTCTTCTGAATCTTCTGAATCTTTAGGAAATTCCAAGTCATTTTCACCGTCAATAATTTCAATTACATCATCTTCGTCCGAACTTGATTCTTCTGACGAACTACTTTTAATAGTAGGATTCAATTTACTTACATCTATGTCTATAAATGTGTTTACTATTGGCTGATCTTCTTCAATAACATTTTCTTGTTCTTGTTCTTGTTTTTGTTCTTCTTCTTCTTTTTGTTCTTCTTCTTCTTTTTCCAACAAAATATTTAAATCTTCATCATTTGATTCATCGTCACTCATATCCAAATTATATTGTTTTTCTTCAGTTGTTTCTTTTTTTGGAAAGTAAATTTCTTCATTGTCATTTGAAATTTCTGATAAATTGTCGCTATCATCATAATAGTCCACATTTTCTTTGGTAGATAAAATATCGGCATCTTGTCCTTTTTTATATTTTTCTATTAATTCATCAATTCGAATTTTATTTTTTGACATTTTTTTTTTAATTTTATCTACGATGGATTTAATCCAAACATTTGTTTTTTTTTCTTTTTTTCGATAAATTAAATGTATTTTATCATCATCATCAACATTCAATCTAAATACGTCATCAATTAAAGCATCATCATAATTGTCAATATTTAATGAACTCATATTTCCACCTATTTCAGAATATTCTTTTTTATATTTTTTTTCCTCTTCAATTAATATTTTTAACAATGGATTGAATTTATTTATGATTTTTTCAAGAGTGTCTTCATCTGATTTGTCAATTGGAGTTATTTCAGATGATTCACCTATTATATTTCTTAAAATATGTATATATTTTGAAAATGTTTTGGCAATATTATAAGCAATCAATTCCAACATTTCTGTTTTTTGTGGTGATACAATTGATACTTTTTTACTTTGTTTCGGCAATTCTTCTTCTAATATTGGCGCGCGAGAAAAAACAAATTCTTCATCGGATTCATCCAAGTCTTCATTGTCTTCATCAACCATAAATGTTTTGGGTGAAGTTTTTTTTTGTAAACGAGAAAAATCAGGTTCTTCTTCTGAATCAATTTCATATTCATCTTCTTCATTATCTTCATCAACCATAAATGTTTTGGGTGAAGTTTTTTTTTGTAAACGAGAAAAATCATGTTCTTCTTCCGAATCAATTTCATATTCATCTTCTTCATTATCTTCATCAATCATGAATGTTTTGGGTGAAGTTTTTTTTTGTAAACGAGAAAAATCTTGTTCTTCTTCATCATCAGAGTCATCGGGCATTTGTATTTCTTCATTGGATTCAGATTCAGATTCAGATTCTTCATCATCAGATTCAGGCGTTAATATTTCTTCTTCTTCATCAGATTCAGATTCAGATTCAGGCGTTAATATTTCTTCTTCGGATTTAGATTCATCTTTTTCAATTGGTGAAATTTGTTTTTTTTCTAATAATATTTTTGTTTTTATCTCTTCAGTTGATGAATCTGAATCACTTAATTCATCCGAACCCGAATCAGAATTAGATGAATCAACCTCCAAAGATTCCCTATCTAAAGAGTAATTATACTCATCACTAAAAATTACATCATAATAATTTTTATCAATATTAACAGATTGTTTTGTTTTATTTTTATTTATTTTGTAAATTTCAATTAAATTATCAATATTGTTTGAATTTGAATCTAAAATATTTTTAATTTTATTCTTAAATTTTTCAATCCATTTTAAGGGATCAATTTGAATTTTATTATGTTCAAATATATATTTATCATTGTCTGTATCAATATTATAAGTATATTGACTGTCATATCTTTCAAGAAAATTAGATAATATATAATTTGTGAATATAGTTTGTTCTTCTTTTCCACCAATTAATAAAAATTTATTTAAATATTCATTATATTTTGTCTTAATGTCACGAATTGTTTTATCAAAAGAATTAACTACGTTTTTAAGTTCATTAATCTCATCCGCTTCTGTGATTAATTCATTAATAATATTTAAATATTTTGAAGATGATTGTGCTATGGCATATCCTATTATATTTTTTAATTGTACAACATTAATTTTTACATATTGTTTTCCTTTTATAGTCACTACATTTTTTTTAGAAGGAGCTAAATTAACTTTTGGTATATCTATGTTTAATGTTTTTCGAGAAATTGTCTTTTTTGCGGAATTCATTCCACCATCAAAGTCAAAATTGTCACTGTCACTTTCAACATCACTTTTTTCAAGTTCGGCAAATATATCTACCAAGTCATTAATATTTATATTTTCATCTATATCTTCTCTATATTCACCATAAATAATTTTATCATTGACTATTTCAGGAACCCGATTTGATAAAATTCCTTCTTCAGAACGAGAATTTATATCTTCAAAATTAATATCAAATATTTGATGAGAATCCGTACACATTTTTATATTTTTGTCAGATATACTTGAGGTGTCTTCTACAATTCTAATGATTGAATCTAAATAAATTTTTAAAGTATTTAAATAATACATATTATTTATTTTTTCAATATCTATGGTCAATGTTCCATCGTGTTTATTAAATTTGAATGTAGATGGAAATCCCGGATTATTTCTTATAATTAAATTTCTTTTTCTTTTACTTCCTCTTGTCAATTCTATATATTTTATAATTTTTGAAATTATTTCAATAGCATCATTAGGTTCTAAATCCTCGTAATTTTCCAACAATCCTTTTTGTATATCTTCAAATGATGACCCTTCTTCTAATTGTTCCATTACATATGCTTCTTGATTTGTATATTTGTTAAAATTAGATACTCTTTTAAATCGCAATTCATATTTATTATCTCCAATATTTTTTTCAAAATTAAAAATAGTTGATACACATGTTTTATATTTATTTAAATTGAATGGTTTATTTATATTGTAAACTGTTTGATATTTTAATTCGCGAATTTCAATGTTATTGGAATATATAGAGACAAATGATGGCAATGTGATGCCACTTTGTTCAAAAATGTGTTTTATTTCTTGCACAATTGGTTCAAATGTTGAAGAAATTATTCCATCAATATTTTCAAAAATATTTTGTTTTAATTTAAACAATATAGGTGTATCTAAAACTCTAAATGGATATATCATTATGTGAGCATTAGTATCTATCTCGAAGACCATTTCATAATTAATTTGATTGTAAGTAATAACCATGTATATGGATACTGATTTATTTTTACCTATTTTTTGTTTTAAATCGTTAATTTTTGCTATTGAAAGATTCGGAATTTTCTTTCCATCAGATGTTGCTTCATCAGCGTATAGTCTATAAATATTTTCTTGTTTAAAACTAGGATTAAATTTAATTAAAGGATTATTTTTGGTTGAATGCATTATTTTAAAAATAATGTCAACAGGAATTGTTACATCATATTCTGGATATATGACAATTTTAAAATAATTTATTCCTGTTTTTTCAATAATTTGATTAAAATTTTTACTTGATTTACGCTTGGTGTAAATTTCATAAAATAAATTGACATTTTTTAAATATTTTTTCATATTTAAATCCATTTTATTTGAAGTGGATTGAATTAAATTATTTTTATTTTTTCTTAAATCGTCAAGTGATTTTATATCATCTTTATATAAAAATGGAAAATATATTTTACAACTATAATCAGTTGAAATATCAGTTTCTTCATTATATTTAAATACATCTTCTGCTAGACAAATATATAATGTATTGTCAATAATTATTGGTGTATCCATTAATAAATTATTATTCATTGAAGATAATTCATTTCTTGAATTTTCTAATAAGGTATCATATTCTTTGACTAAATATGGATTTGAAATAAATGGATAATTGGATGAAAATACCATTTTTTGACACAATGATTGACTTAAAAAATATTCGGCATTTTTTAAATTTAAATTTAAAATATCATCATAAGAATATTCATTTTTATCAGGCAATCTAAAATTATATAATTCTTTATTTGGACCATATATGTTTAATAATAATTGTTCTAATCTTATTCTAGTCAATGATAATTGGTTATTTTGAGTGAGTATTTGATACAATGATATTGGATTGATGACATCTTTTATAAGTGAAAATAAATATATTTCATCAGAAGATACTTCACGATTTAAAGCCTCAAAAATTTTAAGTTTAATTATTCCAATTGAATCATCTGTATAAATATTTTCAGGAATGAATTCTAATTGAATGTTATTTTTCTTAATTTGTTGTATTTCGTGATCTTTAAAAATATTTGAAAATATTTCTCCCATAGGATTTTCTTCAAACATATTTTTCAATTCAGTTTCATCATATTCTTTAAAATTAGAATTAAAAATATATATTTTATCAATCACATCTATTCCAACTAATTTATATATTTTATAAATTGAAACATCTCCCATTATATTATATATTAGAATATATAATATAAAATTCTTAATTAACTACATTAATTATTTTTTGCAAATAAACATTATGACTTAATTGCTAATTATTAAATGGTTCAATTATAAAAGTGTCGTATATTAAATATATATTTTTCTCTTTATATTCTTTTTATAAATATTATTTAAACATCGTATAATGGATTGTCAGTTATTTTCATTCCACAATAATCTTGTGGTTCATTTTTATAATCTATTGGATTATATATTCTCGAATTTTTAGCATTTTCCAATAAAAATTTAAAATTCTGCCAAAATTCTTGCTTATGTCCTTCTGATTTTGTCATAATGTGCGATAACTCATGTATTGCCACAAATGTTAAGGTATTTAAATCTATTAATTTTGATTTTCCTTTATTTTTTTCTAGACAAAATGCTATTTTTTCTCCTTTATTTTCACTATAAGCGGTAAATTCACTTGTCGGCAATGTTTCTGTTATTTTTTTCGGATTAAATTTTTGCATTAATCGTTGAACATCCTCATTGTCCGGATGTTTTTTACCGCAATATAAAACTAATTCTTTACATTTTTTTGTAACATTTGCCAACAAATCAGCGGCCAAAGTTAATTTTTCTCTTTCACGAACACAGTAGCGCTCACCATCTACTTCGGATATTATACATTTTAAATTATTTGACTCGCTCTCATAATATATTTTTATGCAAACTAGCAAAACAAATCCAACAATTATGTAAAATAATATACTTTCTTTATCAAATGCCCCCATATTCTTCTTATATATTACTCTGTAAAATATAATTATACAATATTTTAATAATTATTCACTATTATATAATCATGATTGCATAAATATGGGTTGAACTTATTCCAAATTCGTTCAAAAATAAAAGAAATTTATGTTAGAGATTATATAAATTATATATTTGATGGATTTCAACATGATATTCCATTATGGACTACAAATTGTGATTGTAGTCATAGAAGAATAATTGACCATAGAAAAATGTCGGAAATACACTTTTATGTATTGAAACATATGAAGAAATAAGATATGATTTATTTAAAAAAATATTTATATTCGCTTTAATTCAGACAAATTTAAAAATAAAAATGGAAAATCTTTAAATCCAATTTTATACAATCGTTTGCAAGTTTTGCAAAAAGAAATAGAAAACCAAAATTTTAATAAAATTGAAAATGAAGAAAATGCTAAGCTATTAGAAATTATAAAATTATTTTATGATGAATAATGATTGATAATATATTTTTTTAAATTATGTTATATATTTTTAAATACTTTAATTTATTTTATTATATTATTGTGATCCAGCCCCAATTTCAAGTGGAACTCTCATAAAATCTCCTGTAATTGTGCTCTGATTCCATATTGAAACATTAGGGATTTGAGGATTGGCCGGCTCACTTCTAATTTGAAGATTAGCATTACGCAATGAAGACCCAACACTGTTTATTCCAATCATTGCTCCAGCTTTTAACAAATTAATATTAGACAATTCACCCTTACCAGAAGGATTTAATTCAGCCCATTGACTATTGGCATCACTTGGTAACAAATCAGCAGGATTTTGATTACAGGCAGGCATTCCTGATAAATTGCTAGGATCATTGATGGAAGAATAAACTTCATTTCCACTTGTTGCTACATCCTCAGAAGGTGATGG